CACAATCGGAATGAGATTCTTCTACTTTATAAGTTTTACCACCTACTTCAAATTCATCATCACCATCTTTCTTAGCTTTAGTAACAGCAGCACCAAAGGCATTACCTTCGTTCTTTTCACCTTTACCATCCCAAGCAGCATCAATCTTATTGAAAAACTCTTTCTTTTCTTCATCAGACATTGATGGAATATCTTTTCCAGCTTTTTCTAATGCTTTTTTGAAGAATGCTTTATAATCACCTTCTTCGGCCATTATAGTTTTGATTGTTTCTTTTATAGTTTCTTTAGTAATACTCATAGTTTAACTCCTGATTATAATTTACTTATGGATGTTACAATGTTGTTTAGTCTTTCTCTAATTCTAAACAAATTCTTTTGTGTTCTTTTCCAATATTGATTTGAATTTAAATCACCTTCTCTTTTAATCTTACCATACCATCTAAGGAATGTTTCGATTTCAGAAAGTTGTTTATTAACTTGAGAAATTCCTCTACCAATTTTTTGTTTTGGAGAAGATTCATCTTTTTTTAATTCTAACCACCTATTTTCACTAACCCTTTCGTAACCAGTAGATTTATTGATTCTATCAACAACCTTATCTTCTGGTTCATCATCTTCATCAGTACCATCAGTATCTTTAAATGCATTGGGAGTATTATAACCAGCAATGTTACCAGTAGTAGTCATTTCATCTACTGATAATTCATCCTGCTCTATCTCCTCAATTAAATCTTCTACTAATTTCCTTAAACTCATACTTTAACTTTCAATTCTTTTATTAACTCATATGACATCATTATTGATGAAACGTGATTATCAGAAACAACCTTACCAATCTTAGTTTTAGATAGTACTGAGATAGTTTCTGCTAATTTAATTTGAGTTACTTTATCTTTTATTTTAGATTTAATTGATTTTAGTTCTTTTATAATAGATGGAATTGATTTTTCCACATATGATTTAAAACCAGTTGTATTACTTAAATTATTAATATATTCTTTTAACAATAACTTTTGGTCATCATTTAGGTTAGAATACTTTTTATTAAATGTTTCTACTAATATCTTATAAGTAAGTAATCTTAAATCTTTATCTTGTTTTTTATAATTTTCAACCAACTTATCTTTTTTGTTTATAGATTTAGTAGCTGGTTTAGATGTAATACTCTCAATAAGAGTAATTTTTGAATTGAATACATCCTTAACATCGTAGTTATCCATCTTCTTAGATTCAAAAATCTTATAGATAGATGCCATCAAACGATAATTAGATATAGGAGAAGATAGGAATTCATCCATATTGAATGATTCGTTAATCTTTTTAATTAGATTATACTTCTCTTTATGTAATTGTTTTTGGTCAATACGATTATGAGCTTCGTTAACAGTATCTATGAACTTCTCAGCTCTTGATTCTGAATTATACTTTTCCTTCATAAGAAGTTCGTATAATCGTAACTCTTTATTTAACTCGGTTTTTGGACTAAAAAATTCACTAACGATTTTTTTAGCCTTTTCGGTGCTATCTCCATTTAGAACCTCCAACGTAATTTGTCTTACGAGAAGTTCGAAAATAATACCTGTGTTCTTAAATTTTGAATGTTTTACCCTCTTCATTATGTTTTTATCCTATAATAATATATCAATACACGATACTATACATCGTATATAAATATAAGTTTATTTTGATTTCCTAAATTTTTATTCATCAATCAAATTAGTGTCATCTAAAAAGTCTCCATTTTCACCTATTAACTTTCGTTTTGCTGAAACCCCATTAACATATTCTTTAGCAACTTTTTTAATTGTAGACTCTGTTTTTTTTAGTGCCTTTTGATTTTCTTTTTTACCAAGTGGGTCTCTCCCAAGTGGATGTTTATCTTTTCCATAGGTGTTTCCCTCTCTTGGTCTACCACCTTTGTTTTTTAACTCAGTCTTTAATTCTTCTAATTCATCTTCTACATCAGTTGGGTCTTGTTCCACTGCTGGGTCACTACCCTCATCCTCAATTGAACGATATCTGAACCTATCTTTAAGGTCATTAATAAGTTGTTCCTTTTGGAAATCAACCTCATCATCACTAAAGTTAAATATATTTTTGTATGCCCAATCTTTAGATACCATATTTAGTGCAGATATATCAGAAACTAATCTAACTTTCTCACTCCATAAGTTTACCTTTTCTTGTTCATATATAGTAGATGGATTAACTAAGTTTAATTCAAAATCAACCATCTCAGTTCCTTCTAAACCTTGTGCAGCCAAATGAGTTACTGCTAACTTAGTTAATTCTGATATTAAAGTTCTTTGTATTCTTTCGATTGTTCTTGCAAATCTTACATCTTCTGCAGCAAGAGTTGCTTTACCATTTACATTCTCATCATATCCCAAATATGCTTTTGGAATCTTTAGAGCTGCAAACATTTTATTCTTTAAGTAATCAATATCATCAATTGCAGTATATTCTAAACCACCCAATGAATCTATTTGAGTTCCACTATCACCACCCCTAACAGGTAAAAAGAAATCTTCAGTTAGGTTTTGGATATTATATTTTAAGTTGTAATCTCCAGTTCTTTTATCTACGAATGGAGTTTTCTTCATTCTACCTATAATCTTTTGCATATAGTTATCAACCTCTTGTGGAGGGATATTACCAATATCAATTTTGAAAACTCTTTTATCTGGTGCTCTCATAATTCTATGAATTAACATAGCATCTTCCATAAGAGAAACTTGTTTCCAAATTCTTCTACCATTTTCAATCATTGCTTTTCCATAAGGAAGGAAGTTTGTATCTGATAATAATCTGAAATGTACTATTTCATAGTTCTCATACTCACCTTTACCATTTGGGTCATTGTTTACATTGAACTTAACATAGTTAGCATTGTTTGGGTTAGTATTTTCTAATCTTTCCGTATCATAAACTGGAAGAGGTCTTACATTAATAATACCAACACCCTCTTGTATTTCTTGTAGTAAAAAGAAATCTCCATACTTAACCATATTTCTTGTCCAAGACCATAGGTTAAATTCTATATTAAGAACATCATAGAATAAGTTCTCTAATATCTCTTTTACTTTTTCGTTTTTTGATTTGATTTGTACAACATCTCCAAATTCGTTTTTTAATGTTGATTCATCTGCGTAGATATCTAATGCTGATGAGATAATTGGGTCATTATCCATTGCATCATAATCTCTGAATAGTTCTCTACGAACTTGATGGTAAGCCATTGATTGAGCTGCCATATTATCTGATGCAAAAGACCTTTGTAGTTTTGTGTACCTATCTCTTAAATTCATAAGATTAGTACCACCTCTCTGTCTATCATCGGTATCAACTACTTTTCTTTTTCCCTCTTTATCAACCGTTACGATTGCTTGAGTAGAAAAGAGTTTCGTTAATCTATCGAAAAATGAACTATTTTGTTGTTCTGCCATTTATACTTTCTTTATGTTATAATCTAACTAAGATACAAAAAATATTTGATATATCCTAATTTTATTACCATGCTTTACAACTCCAATACCTAGCCTTGTGTCTTGGTCCTGGTGTATCACAATTATGTCTGGCTCTAAAAGCCTTTTTTCTTGATGGAATATCTTTCTGAATCTGCATTGTTTTCTCACCTGCTTTTTTAGCCGATGTTCCACCATGTCCGAAGTTTACCTTTACAACATTTCCCTTTGGATTCTTCACATACACTTTAAACTTCTTAACATCACCTCTAGTTGGTTTTCCAAGTTTAACTTTTCTACCTTGATATTCGGCTTCATTAATATCCTCTTTCATATTTTTTAGAAAGTGAATAAACTCCTTTAAATCATCATAGTTTTCAACATCATATTCTTCGATGTTTTCATCTAATGATAACTTAAATTCATTGTAAAGTTCTTCTGAGTAATTTTCCATATCTTAATCCTATAATTAACCTATACTATATAAATATAAAACTTTTAATTTATAACCATTTACTTAAATCCTCAATCTCATCACCAACCTTCATCTGCCAAGGATTCTCATCATCATTATTACTTCCATATATCCCACTATAAGTATATGAAGATATACCATCTATTGATTTTTTGGTTAAATCGATACCTTCTTGTCTTAATCTCAAAGCAGTATCTCTTACCCAAAGTGAAATAGCTAATGACATTGTTAAATCATCATTGTAACCTCTCATTGCTTCAGCTCTACCATTCATCCATATAAATGTGAATAATTCATCAATAGTTCTAACTGAACGTATTATAATTGATTTCTCTCTAATGTATTCTTCTAATTTAGAAATAATCAAAGGTCTTGTTCTTGAAGTAGTTGAAAATCCAGCCACCATACTTTTGTCTTGTGACCTATATCTATTTGAGTGTTGATGTTCGGTATCTACATACTTTAAGTCCTTACTCATATAGTAGAGATTGCCATAATTTCTATCAATTACTTGTTGAATAGTTGCCCAACCAATGTTTGCATTTTCAATAACCAACAATGCGTTGTTATATTCAGTTGATAGAGATACTAAGAAATTACCAAAATCTTTGGTATCTAACTTACCTCTATATTCGGCTACTTGTTCTGATGCTTCAACATCTATAACGTGAGCAGCAGAGTAATCCGAAGAATCACCTCGAGCAACATCCGCTACAACTATATAAGTTTTTGTATAATCAGGAAATTGCCATTTCCACAAGTTTCCATCAAACCCACCCTTTTCAAGTGGTTCTTGTACATAAGTTTCTTTGTAAAATTGAAGTATTTGTGGGTCAATAACCGAATCACCAGAAGAAACGAAATCACAATCACATTCTTGTGCTGCTCCTTTTGGTCCTAATAGAGTTTCTTGTTCATCCCTCCAAGCTTGGTCTCTTTCTGGATGTACACTCCAATGTAATCTAATATTATTAAATCCATTTGTACCATCTTCAGAACCTACCCAAGTTTTATGAAAGAAATTACCTACACCATTTGGAGTAGATAAAATAATTGCATTACCACCAGTTGAAAGAGTAGATTGAGCAGATACCCAAATTTCTTCAATCTTATCAATAAATGCAGCTTCATCAAATACTAATAAGGATAGTGCTTCAGAACGTCCTGCATCTCCAGCTGCCGAAGTTGCTTTTATCTGAGAACCATTTGAGTATCTAAGAGATAGTTTGTTATCTTCAACTGTTGTTAGTTTT